TGGCTTCTGTTCTCCCATTTCCGGAGTGTAGCAGTACAGCCCCGGCTTTTCTGGAATCACTGCCGGCTTTTCTTCCGGTCTTGCATTTTCCAGGCGTCTTGCTCGGATCTGTTCCTGGAGCGTTTCAACTTCTCCAGGTTTGAAATTGCCCTCCTCATGACAAACTGTCATGATCTCTGCATACTCCTCTACTACCTGGTTGTCAGATGCCAGATTGATAAGCTGTGTCAGGTTCAAAAAGATGTTACTGTGCGTCTGTGGAAATTGAATAATTGTTGCTGCCATAATGTCTCTACCTCCAGATTATGCGTAAATGAATTTCCTGAGATCTTCGTCTCTGCAATCGCTGTCTAGCCATTTGTCGAACTGATCCGGAAATCTTTTCTCCAGCTCGTCCATGAACCATCCTCTCAGTGTAGGCGCGTTCGGATCTGTCATTGTGGTTGTTATTTCCCACTGATCCAGAAGCTGAACTGTTGTCAGGGAGCCGATCAGGTTTCTTGCTCTCTGCTCCGGTGCTGGTTTGCTTTCCTCTTCGTCTATCAGCTCGATTTTATCCATCAGAGTTCTCCAGTAAAACACTCTGCCATCACTTGTTACAAGAAATTCTTTGTGAAGATTGCTGTTTTCTTCTTTCAGGTCATATGCTTTACATTCAACCACTTTTCCGTCAATGTATTCGTGTGTGGTATCTTCAAATTCCGCCTTATCTTCCAGGTATGAAATAAATTCTCTGACCGTAAGCTTATCCATGAGCTTTTCTGCAGCAATCATAAAATTCACTCTGTATCTGTTAGCGTCCTCGTTTTTATATCTCATGGCATTCCTCCTGTTTTCCGTTCGTGTGTTTGTTTTTCTTGATGCTTGAAGTATAGCGTACTATGGTGCGCTGTGTCAATATGAATATTGCAATTTGTGAAAAATATTTTTCCGGGTGGATTTTGTGATGCTCACTTGTAGCGTCACGAAAGAGAAAAGAAAGAACCAAAGAAAAGAGAAAATATAATATTTTTATATAATAAATAATATATATGTGAGAAAAAGTCGCTGTAGCATATGCAGTGATAGTCACTGTAGTAATCACTGTGGTAATCACGTACTGTTTGCATTATATAAGGAAGAAACACCTAACACTTGTTGAGAATATCTTTTTATCTGTGTCATGAAAATACTCTTGCTAAGAATCCGGATCCGATGCTTTTTGTCACTCGTGAAGTGTCACTGTAACGTCACTGTGATAGTCACGGTATATGCTACAGTGATCGTCATATAACGCACCACGGTACTTTTCCACACTTTCCACAGTGCGTTGTAGATAATGTACGTTTTCTGAACCTATTTTTGTTAATTTCAACCATGCCTGGCTTCTGATCCGGATTTTGACCTTTTCCAGGAACAAACTCACTCGCCTGGAGGTGCCTAAAATGCCTCAGATCGCCTTTTTCTTCACGGGCAATAATCAGATCCTAAAATTTATTTTCGTGCGAAATCAAAATTTTGCACAACTGGGGCTTTGCTGATTTGTGGAAAAACCACATTGACAAAAAGACCGTTTGCTGCATAGCCTTTTTCAGAATTTTACTAGATTTTCAGACAATAAAAAAATGCCCCAGGCATCCGGAGATACCCAGGGCGTGTGTGACATATTATTTCCTCGACCAAAAGGATTTTTACTTTATGCGTTATAGATTCGGTTTACTTGTTACAAATTTTTCTTAGTTGAACAGTGCATACCAAGTTTCAGCTCCGCACCATCCGTCAGCGCGCAGACCGTTTACTTTCTGGAATGCTTTGATCGCCGCTGTGAGATTTGCTCCGCAGCTGGCGTCCATAGCTCCGGTGTAATATCCCTTCGCCGCCAGGATGAACTGAACCAGGAACGTAAACGTGCCGGCAGTTCCACTGTGGACCTCTGCCTTTCCAGCCACCTTCTTGCAGGAGCCGTAGAAGTTCTTGTTTGTCGGGGCGAGCTTCGTTCCGTACTTGCGGTTCATAAGATCTTTCCAGGCCACAAGCGCTCCCCATCTGGAAGCCGGACCGTAGGATCCATCCACCTCCAGTTTGGCTCCGCAGAACTGAATCAGCTTATTGCCATAATTGCTATTCAACCACTGCTGGCCTTTCTTAACATTGACGGTCTTGCTATTCCCTCCGGAAGTTGTTCCGGATCCGCTGCTCGTAGATCCTAAGCTGGTTGTTCCGGATCCACCGGCTTTTGCTCCGTCCCGGACGTTCGTTGCTGTGTGGTGGCTATCGTTCAGAAGAATATCTCCTGCCAGCAGATAATCCGGGCCAGTCAGATACTTAGATTCTGTCAGCACCTGGAATCCGGCGGCTTTTGCCCCGGCTCTCAGATTGCCTGTGTATGTAGCGTTAATGTTTTTAAGCGCATCAATTCCCAGAAGATGCCCCGCTGCTTTAATATTAGCGATCACACCTGCGGAACAATCTGCCTCGCAAGCGATCGTGATCTTTGACGGATCGTAATTGCTGGCTTTCAGATGCTCCCAATATGTGCCTCTCTGGTTCTGATCGTAACCGACCAAATCATTTTTAGCAGCTTTGATCCCTAGCTCTGCCAGCTTTGCTCTGACTTTTGCATCCGGATGTCTCAGCACGCACTTCCAAGGTCTGTTATACCATGGAATCAACGCCCATTCCGTCCCGGTCTGGTCTCCGGCTTTTCCTCCTGAATACTTTCCGTTTTCATCGTGTCCGCTGTTAGAAATTAAACTCATGCTCGTATCTCCCTTTTTGCTGTCTTGATAGATTTTCAGGTACTGCTCCCCGTAGGAAGCTCTTGTATTTTTAACTGCTGATCCGGTGTTTGCCGGAGCCTCAAACTTGACCAGAAAGATATCAGATGCTTCCTGCACAGAGGTTGCTGCCTGCAATACCTTCCAGACACTCTTATAGCTCTTCTGCAATTCGCTCAGCATGTACTCAACCTGAGTGTCCGGATCTCCGATCGACACGCCTCTTGATTTAACCAGGTCATACAATCCGGCTTTCCGCCCGGCAGATGTCCACTGGCAGAAACCGTAACCATACTGTCGGTTATCTCCCAGGGGATGCAGGAAAAAGGCTCTTGTAATCTCTCCGCTGTCCACTGCCTCTGTGTACGTGTCATCGGTGTATTTGTAATTCAGCCTCTTTTCACAGAGGTTCTCCAAGTTCCGGGGATTTGCTCCGGATTCTGCGTAAATATTCCCCATAGCTCCACATGCCCCGTATATCGTGCATCCGGCAGCCATAAGGCCATTGAATAATGCGTCTGTATAGGTGTTTCGTATAATTGCCATAGCTTCCTCCAACGTAAAAGAGTGGGGATTTCTCCCCACCCAGTTATAAGTACGTGTCCTCATCCGGATCCGGTGTCTCGCCATCCCCTGGATGCAACTGCCCCATTTTATCCATCAGGATAAATTTCAACGGTACAAACACCGCAAATGGGATAATCAGTGGCCATAAGATCCCACCCAGGGTCATAAGCACCATTACCAACGGGTAATTCGGCTTTCTCGGTTCGTAATACACGCCGTTGTCCTGGCAGTAAAGCTCTT